GCTTCGACATCGCCAAAGGCGTCCACGACATCAACAACCCGCCGCCTCCGCCGCAGATCAAGGGTCCGCAGCGCTAGGCCGATTATCTCAACAGAACACACAAAGGCCCGCCCTAACCGGCGGGCCTTTCGCGTAGCCGCCGCCGGGCTCACTCGGGCGCGCAAGGAACGACCGCCGCCGGGTCTCATCGGGCGTTTGGAGCCGACAACGTGAAAGAGGAACAGACAGACTTCCTGGACGATTTCGACACGGACACTGATGTCATGACGGCCCCACCGGCTGTTACGACACAGGAGCCGCAGACGGATAGCGGGCAACCCCGCAATCCCGATGGCACCTTCGCCAAGACCCAAGCGGAGAAGGATGCTGCCGAACTAGTCCAACAGGGCGTTAAACCCGAGGCGCAGCCAGCGCCCGGAACGGAGCCGCCATCCGCCGAACCGGAAGACGTCAAGGGCCTCAGAGCCGCGTTGAAAGCTGAGCGCGAAAAACGACAGTTGACTGAAGCGCAATTGGCAAAGCTTCAGCCTCCAGCCGGAACAGCGCCGCAATCGCAAACCCAGCCCCCGAAAGGGCCGGAGTTCGTCCCTCCACAGATAGATCCGGAAGACCCGCAGACCTACGCCCACGCCATCCACTCGATGCGGATGCAGCAATCGCAATTCTTTGCGGTGCAGCAGTCCAGCGAGGCGGAAGTCGCTGAAGCGTGGGCAGCGTTCGATGCAGCATGTGAGGCGCAGCCAGGTGGCCCGGCCTCGATCTACAGCCAGACGCTTGTGAACCATCCCCATCCGATGGGTGAAGTTCTCAAGTGGCACCGGCAGCAGAAAGACCTGCAACTGCTTCAGGAGGCCGGTGGCCTTGAGAAGCTTCGCGAACGTTGGCTGGCCGAAGCGCAAGCCACGCATGGCGCGCAACCCGCGCCTGCCGCTGGAGTGGCCCCCGCTGCACAACGCCCGACGCCGCCGCCATCTTTGGCGAACGGCGGCGCCGGCGCGCACGCGGACCCCGGAATCTCATCTGAGGACGACGACTTCAACGGCCTTTTCGAGGGAGCCCGCAAACCCCGAAAACGCTAGGAGCTTAACAGGTGTCTTACACCACAGTCGCTGATCCGCTTATCCTCAAGAAATGGGAGCGGAACTACTTCAAGGAATCGGTCCGTGAGTCCGGCTATCTGCCGTACATGGGACCGGGCAACACCAACCCGATCGTCGTCAAAAAGCAGCTGATCGAAGGCGGTCAGGTCATCACGCTTCCGCTTGTCTCGGCCCTCAAGGGCAATGGCAAGGGAACGGGTACCCTGGTGGGCAACGAAGAGTCGCTGGTCACCGGCGGATACGACGTCAAGCCGTACTGGCATCGCCATGCGGTTGCGACGAAGAAGTCCACCACCCAGAACTCGGTCATCGATCTCGCCAATGCGTCGAAGGACATGCTCAAAGTCTGGGACATGGACCGGATGCGTGACGGCATCAACAACGCGCTGTCCGTCATGGTGGAATCTTCGTCTGTCTATGACGAGCTGAACGGCCACCCGAAACAGGTTCCGTTCGCTGAGGCGACGACTGCCAACAAGAATACGTGGGCAGCCGCCAACCAAACGCGCATCGTCCCGGGTTCGACGCTGGCGAACTACAACGCCACGTTCGCCACCATGGCTGCGACGCTCGACACGACCTCAGACACCTGCACCGTGGACATGATCAAACTCATGAAGCGGCAGGCAAGAAAGCGCGATGCCGTCACCAACCAGGTGGCTGTCCGCCCGATCCGCACCGGTGAGCAAGGCCGCGAATACTACGTCGCCTTCCTCCACTCGCTGGCGTTCAAAGACCTCGAGAACGATATGGAGACCATCAACCTTGATGGCCGCCCGCGCGACATCGAGGACAATCCGATCTTCCAGGACGGCGACCTTCTCGTGAAGGGCGTCATCTGCCGGGAGATTCCGGAGATCACGTCGTGGGGCACGATCGGCGCCTCTTCGGCAACGGTTGTCCCGATCTTCATGTGCGGCGCCGGCGCGCTCGGCATGGCGTGGGGTCAGATGCCTCGCGTCACGACCCGCAAGGAAGACGACTACGGCTTCATTGAGGGCGTAGGTACGGAATCTCTCTGGGCGGTCGAGAAGATGCTCTACACGCCCCCGGGCGCTGCGGCTCCGATCGACTACGGCATGGTCACGGGCCTCGCCGCCACGGCTGCAGAATAAGGAACAGCGAACATGGCAACCTATCCTCCTGCAACCGAAGTGGGCGATGTCGTCGTTCACTGCATCCGCCGCAATATCAGCGAAGCGGATGAAGGTCTGGGCGCGCTCGTCATTGGGACGCGTCCGGCCAAGTCCATTGTGGTCAGCGCGGGCGTCATCGTGACAACCGGGTTCAACGGTACGTCTCCGATCGCGCAGATCGGCCCGACCGCGGACCCGGACGGGTTCGGCACGAACCTGATCCTCGCCACGATCGGCAACATCGTCTGGGACGAGCTCGCAACGTCGAATGATCTCTACTCGACGTCCGAGGTCACCGACACCGTCACGGTCTCCGCCACCGGCAACGACTCCACCGCCGGCTATGGCGTGGCGTACGTGCTGTATGTGCTGAACAACGGCAACGGCCGGACTTCGTAAGCCTCTCTCGCCTGAAACGGGCGGCAGCTTCGGTTGCCGCCCGCCTTTCCGAAAATCGAGGAACTCCAAATGTCGCTTCGCTTCGCGAAAGACGAGCTGCGCTATTACGTCTACCTCGGGCGCGAGCCTGTGAAGAAGGTCAAGACGCTGGTGTTCAAGCCGGGCGTCGCTGGTCCTGTTTGGGACCGCAAGATTCACGCGCTGATGGTCCGCCTGCCGTATTTCCGGGCTGCGACTGAGGCAGAGATTGCGGCTATCGAGGGCGAAGGCCGCAAGGTTGCCGCTTCTGCCCCGGTGAAGGCCAAGGCTAAGCCTGCCCCAGCCCCGGCAGTCGAAGCCAAGCAGGACGAGCGCGACGCCATCAAGGCGGAACTCGATCGTCTCAGCATCGGCTATGACAAGCGCTGGGGCGCGGAGAAGTTGCGGGAGCAGCTTGCGCTGGCAACGCGCGCCGTGACGCCGGCTGAGCCGATTGATCGCGAGTTTGCCGCGGTCTTCAGCTAATGGCCGACGCGACGCTCGCCCAGATGCGCAACCGCGTGCTTGAGAAGCTGTTCGTTCTCGAAGCTGGCGGTGTTGCGAATGCAGCTGATACCGCGACCGTCGAGAAGGTCATCGTTTCGACCAACGAAGAACTGCGCGAAAACGAAATCTGCTACTGGTCCGATGATGCCACGCCGCAGTCATTGGTCGAGCATCTTGCGGCGTATTACGGCTGCTATCTGGCCAATGACTACATGCCGGCGAATGAGGCTCTGGCCTTTATCCAGACGCACGAGCGGCGCGCGATGGACCGGCTGCGGGAGCTTACGGCAACGAGGAAGCGCGTGGTTGAGCCCACGCGCGCGACCTACTTCTAGTGAAGGCCCCTTTCGCACTTTCCGCTGCCCCCTCAATCATCCTGGGGCTGCCGGCAAAGCTGAACAAGAACGTATATGCGGAGCGGCATGAGTCCGACCCTGATCGCCCGTGGGTCTTGCTGGAAACTCCCGGCACCAAGGTCTGGGAGGCCTTCGACGATGGGCTGAGAGGCATCTGGCAGACCGATGGCCATGCTGGGGGAAAAATCCTCATTGCAGCAGGCGATACGATAGAGCTGTTTGACCCCGCGACCAATGCTCTGGCTAGCCCGATGACGGGAACGATCGCCGGGACCGACAAGGGAGATTTGGCGTTTACCGAAGCGGAGGGCTTCGGCCTGTTCAACGGCCAGCTCTACGTTTCGAGCGGGACAGCCATCGCGGCTGTGACCGATCCAGACTTTGCCGCCCTGCTTGCCTTTGCTGGCGTCTCGTCCTTTTCGAGCGTCACCACGATCGGGCAGCGCGGGATATTCAGCTTCGGTTCCCAGTTCGGGTTCACCGAGGTAAGCGACCTCGATAACACGACTGCGCTGAGCTACTACACGCCCGAGAGTTCGCCTGACGCCATCGTCGCCGTGAAGGCGCTTGGCGAGTATGTCTATGTGTTTGGCACGAAGACGATCGAGCCTTGGACGCTGACGGGAGATTCGGCCGACCCGCTCGCAGTCCAAAGCGGGATGATCCAGCAGATCGGCTGCGCCTGCCGTGACGGGATCGTCGAAGCAGATAACGCTTTGTTTTTCGTCGACAACACGTTCAACGCGCGAAGGCTTGCGGCTGGAGCCTCGCAGGTGATTTCGCCGCCGTGGCTGGCTGAAGAACTGCGGCAGTACGGCTCCGAAAACATCTTCAGCATGTCGTATGCGTCGCGGGGCCATATCTTCGTCGGCTTCTGGACCCTGAGCGGCTGTCATTTCTACGATGTGATGACCTCGGCCCAGCGCGGCGAACCTGTCTGGCATACACGGACCTCAGGATCGAGCCTGACATGGGCAGTCCTTCTGTTGGTGATGGTAGGGCCAGCGCAGAACGCGCGGGTTTTTGGCAGGGCCATATTTAATCGCTTCGTTGAGCTGTCTGACGAATTTCTGGAGGATTTCGAAGAGGACCCCGTCTCTGATACGATTGCGATCTCGCGCGAGTTCAGCGCAGCGCTGACCAACATTCCAGACCGGACGCCTATCACGAGCCTGTTCGTTGAGGGCGCAAAGGGCATTGGAACACCATCAGGTCAGGGCGAGAACCCGCTGCTGGAAATGTCATTCTCAAAGGACAACGGCCAGACATGGTCTGCATGGGAGGCGCGTCCGCTTGGCGCTCAGGGCCAGTACAGTATGGAAACGTGCTGGCGCCGGATGGGTCGGGTAGGTCGGCAGGGCATCATCTTCCGCTTCCGCAAGACCGATCCGGTCCGGAGCGCCTTTACTGGCGTCAAGGTGAACGAGTGAACCCGAAGCAGGTCGCCGCTGGCCGCAAGGCCCTGTTCCCTTTTGCAGACCGCGTGAAGCTGACGATTGAGACGGACGGGCAGGCGGCAACCCTGACGCCCTACCTGATCGAGAGCCCGGAGCAGACCGGAACGCCGGTTGAGGTCGTCAACAACGTGACGGACGCCACTTCGATCACGCGCCATCTCAGCCAGAGCATCGGAGCCTTGCTTGGCTGACCCGAAGCAGGAACCGAAGATACCGAATATCGCGGTCCCGCTCGTGGATTTGAAAACCGGGCTGATGAACCCGCCCTGGTACACCTATTTCGCAGGCGAGCGCACAGGGCTGAACGTCAACAGCGGCGCGGCGGCGGCAGCAGCAGCAGCGGCCAGTGCGGCGCAGGCAACGGCCAATGCGGCGCAGGAACAGGTCAACGTTGTCGGCGCGGAGACACTGACCTTCTCGGCTTCTGCAAGTCCGATATCAGCAGGCGGTTTCGGCCGTGGCGGAGTGGTGCAAACCAACACTGTAACCGTCACGCCAGCGGGCGGAACCGGACCCTATACATACGCATGGACTTACGTCAGCGGGGATGCCGTCACGGTGCTCAGCCCCTCGTCAGCAGCGACCAAGTTCTCTTCGGCCTACACCGGCGCCGAGGCTGTCTATAAATGCACGGTGACTGACTCACTCGCTGCAACTGCCGTCGTCAACGTCGGCATCTCGATTAGCAACGGCGACACTTAAACACTCTCAGGTTTTTGTAATGGCTGCAAACTATGACGGCGCCAGCTCGTCTGGTACCAGCGTACCCACAGGCACGTCTGGCGGCTGGGGCGACTGGCTCCCGCTTCTGGTGGATGCTGGATCGAGCCTTGCTGGCGGCTGGCTGTCAGGTCAGGGCGGAACTGCGTCTGCAAACGCAAATGCCGATGCGGCTCAGCAGGTC